CAATCAAGGCTTGAATGGTCGATTGCATAATGTTCTGGTAACTGGCATTGAGTCCGTAAAAACGCCAAAACTTGCTCTTTAGTCCATGTTTCTATCGGTTGAATAAACATAATTCCATTTACTATTGACCCATGTTTAGCTGTACTTTTATGACTTTCATCAAGCCGTTGACCACGAATCATTTGAGTAATCCCACGCTCTTTTGCAGCTTCCATTAAAGGTTTTGATTTGTTTTCGTAACAACAATTTAAGTAATTTTGCACCATTACAGATTTTTGCTTTGTTAATTCCATCCCATCTTTTGTGTTGTTTATTGGCACAATGTCGCTAGGCAATCCAAATTTTTCAATTTGACTTTGTTGATTTGAAACTACTTCAATAAATTCAACTGCTTGCGCTTTAATTCTGTTTATTATTTCTATTGTTTCAGGATAAGCCTTGCCCGTGTTTGCCCAAAAGACAATGGGATTCTTTTCCCGATACAAGTACCAACACGCTAAAGAATCCTTCCCGCCTGAGAAAGCTAGTCCTAACATTAGAAATACATTGCAGCAGCCAACGCAGCCGAGGTAAGACCTTGAGTCGTAGCGTTTTGACCCGCTTGCTGGATGCCGTACCGTGACATATCAGCTTGTCCCTGCGCTTGCACACCCGCAAAAGTTGGTGATGGCGCTACGCTCATGCCTTGATAACCTTGGAATTGAGGCAATTGAATCTGTGAACCGCCCATTAACCCAATGACTTCATTGATTGGCTGTTGTCGTAACGCCAAATCCTGCGCTAATTGCTGTTGTTGCGCTGTATTTTGGAACTGGGCTTTTGCTAATGCTTGGTTGTACTGCTGACCTTGTGCGGTAATACCTTGACCAAAGTTTTGACCAATTGCGGCATTCGCAAGTTGATCGGCTGTTACACCTTGACCAAAGTTTTGTCCTACCGCTGTGTTGTACAAACCGGCCTGCGACAATTGCTCATTCAAACCTTGTTGCCGAGCCGCCATGTCGATATTGATGCCTTGTAGCGCAGCTTGGCTATACAAGTCGTTAATACCCATTTGACGGTTTCTATACGCCGCATCGTAGGCAGCTGTGCCTGGCGCTAAACCTTGGTTTGCTAATGCTTGCTTAAAAGATACGTCACCGGCTTGAATAGTGGGGTCAAGTCTTGCCAAAATAGCTTGTTGAGCATTAATGCCTGCATTGGTAGGCATTTGGGTCAAACCGCTTGTATCAATCTGTCGTTGTGCTAAACCGTAAGTGTCAGCAGCGGTTTTTGCTTGCGCTAAACCATATTGATCGGCTAATGGCGCTGGTTGATACCCAGTAAAATCTTTTTTAATATCAGTTGATGTTGGTGTAAAAGGCTGCGAAAGCGTAGCGTAAGCATTTGAAATGCCTCTTTCACCAAGGTTTGCTAATGAAGTTTGCACACGTTGCTGTGCATCTAACGTTTGTTGCGCTTGTGGGGTAAGGGTTTGAGTAACTGTTGGTTGACCACCACCAGTCATAAACCCTTCACGGGTTGGCGCTGCGCCTCGTTTTGCATTGTCGGCATCAAAACTTGCTTGGTCAAAATATGTTTGCCCAGTTTGTTCGTCTGGTCTGTAATATCTATTACGATCTACGTTGCCAGCGTTGTATTTTGCCAACGCTGCATCATACGAGGCTTGGTCAAATGTTGGGCTTGAGTAAGAAACAGTTTGAGTCCCAAATGGCGTGTACATATTTGGGTTTGACATAATATTTGACTGCCTAGCCGCTGTCAGGTTATCAATACCCTGTTGCTTGGCTGCGCCAACATAATCTGGTGTTGGCGGTGCTGATGCTGACTTACCCATTTTTTACCCCTAGAAATCGGCAATTTTCTTTTGCCAATGTCAAAAATATAATATCGCCATCCGGTGCTGCATCTTTTACCCTTGCTTCTTCAACAAAACCCATCTTAGTGACTAATTTTAGGCTTTTTGCATGGGTACTGCTTACCGGCACAATAATCTTTTTTACCTTACAAAACTCAAAAGGGTAGCTAAATATCGCTTTTAAATACCCTTTTGTAATGCGTCCTTCAATTGCTATGTGGCACACAATCGAGGCTTTATTCCAATTCTCGTAAATTACGCCTGCAATAATCTGACCGTCACGCTCTAACCCAATTGCTTGCGACCCATCTGCAAAATATTTACCCTGTACTCGCTCTGCTACCCAATGACCTATTTCAGCGCCTTGGGTTATATGCCACCCCAACCTTGTTGGTAAACAATGTCCGTCGATGCCCATAGAATTGTCGTTCCTTGAGAGGCAGATTTAAACTGTGTTGCAGCGCAATAGCCAATCCCAGTCACGCCTTGCCAATTGTTTGTGATTACCGTGTCCGTAGCCCAATAGCCAACATCCCATAATGCGCTATCCCATTTAGCAGATACCTGGGGGCTAAAACTTAACGCCGCAGTTGTGTCTGCCAAATCAAAATCCATGTTTAAACCAATGAAAATTGACGGTACGCCGTTTGTGAAGATCGACGGTCTAGCTCTTGTGAAATACTTTTTGTACCCACGGGCATCAAAGTAATTAAACGCTTGTAACGCATAGCCGTTTATGTCGCTTACATCATCAGCGTAATTGTCATCCCACGCATGGGCAACAAATCCATTACCGCCCCAATACGGCTCGTTGTCAAAAATTGCCCAACAATTAGCGTACTGGCCTGTGAAGTTGCACCAGGCTTTAGTGATGTTATTCATCACATATTGCTGTTGTTGACCTTCCGCAACTGGCACATTGACTGTCAAAGCGTTATGTTGTGGGTCAAAAATAATGTCCCACCCAAAATTACCGCCATATTGTTGCGTTGCGGCGGTAAATGCGCCTTGTATTTTGTCTGACAGCGCAACACGGGGATCAAGTCTGGATGATTGCAGGCTTGCGGCAAGTGGATATAGACCGTTGTAAGTCAACATCAACATATCGCCGCCGTACTTTAGTAGGCATCGCTTGCCAACGGGCTTGCCAACCCTCCAAACGCCGATTAGCGCCCACTTTGTAGCGTCTGAGGGGTCAGTACCCGCCCACACAATAATTTCGCCATTGGACGTTATAAACACTAGGTTATCGTCTACGCCGTAGCCTGCATCAATCGTCCACGTTCCCACGGCAACCAAGAACCCACCAAGTTGGGCAACCGAACTCATGTCAATTGCGTTAGCTGCGCCGGCAATGCTCAAGGTTGGCAAATAATATGCTTTTAGCGAATTGTTTTGCGTAAACCAAACTTGGTTCTTAAAAATGGCGATATTGCTTAAACTACTTGCCCCGACACCAGTAATAGTTGGATTTGTCCAACTTGTACCGTCATACAATAATGGGGCATCTACGCCATTGACCAAATACAAATAGCCGCCGGCTGGCGTTGTGACGTTGGTGTATTCCCACTTTGCGTTTGTTAATCCCGTCTTTACCGCTGCGCCAACCGCACCGCCAGCAGTACAGTCGTAAATCGACGTTCCTGCAATTGCAAACAATTCGTCAGTTGCACCGCTTGAATAACCCATCAGAGTCTGAACTTGACCCGTGATGCCGGTGGAATATTTTGTGTATCCACCACGCAACACTACATTATTGACTGTGGGGAACAAATTGGTTAATTGAACGGCATCAAGCGTATCCATGTTTGCAATGGAGTCACGCACGTTCCAACCGCCAATAGGCGCTGGTAATGACTGAACCCGTGCCGCCGTACCTTGAACAAGTCGGCTTGCCATTAGTTTGTCCCGTAGCCAGTATCAGGAATGTTGTCGTAGCCGATCAAGACTGTGCCTGGGCGTGGTGCAAACGACAAGTTAGCTGCCGACGTATCCTGCGCCCGAACAATCTCAAATTCCTCGATATAGTTGCGATACATCGCCGTGGTATCAAAGCCTTTAGCCTCAAAATACTTGAGCTTTGTAGCCAATACCATCAGTCGATCTGGGTAAATGCAAGTATCTGTGTCAGCAGTAAATGAATCTTTTACAACATTTGTTGACGATAATACCCAACCCTTTGACCGATACTCGTAACCCAAAAGCTCGTTAGTGGAAACACCAGGCCAAATCTGAAAGTATTTACCTAACAAGCGCCAGCGAATCCGTGGGCCGGTAGCGATAAAGCCTGAAAGCAACCATTCCCATTGCTGTGGACTCTCTGGGCCTAGCATCTCCCAATGCTTGCTGAGATCCCAATGAGTACGAGGAACGGTTGATTCGTAATCTGAGGGTAAAGGGTACTGCACCTTTTCAAAAGTTATTGAAGTGCCTAAATACGTCCCTGTAGCGGGTAAGTTGATGGTTACTTGCGTAGCTGAGTCAACCGATTCAATGTAGGCAGCATTTGAGATGCCGTTACCTACAACTTGATACGTTGTATCAAGCCCAGCTGTCGATGGGATGTTGGTGATAGTGTATGTATCTTCAACCACATCACCTGTCGTTACGCTGAAAGTTGTGGTGAATGTGTGTCGTTTGGTTAATTCTCGCCAGTCATGCTTTCGCAAGAACTCATAGCCGGCAGCGTTCATCAACGCCAAGATTTGAATTACATCTTGGTTCGTATTCGATGCCACAGTAGTTGGCGTTGATACACCCAATTCATTGGTAACTTGGGTGACTAGCTGTAGCATCGTTGATGACATTTATTCCTCTTTTTTTGGCCTCCCAACCTTCTTTTCCGACAACTGAGCCATCAAAGCCGCCATTTGCTCTTTGACTTGAGCAAGTTCCTGCTTGGTGTGTTCAATCTCAGTTTGACTAGAAGATTGGTTTTTAACTTGCAAATAACGCCTTGCCAACTCTCGCAAGCCCATCGCACCCATGCCAATACGCTGCAATTGGTTATCGGTAGCGGTAGCAACTTGCTCAACGGTCTGGAACTTAAAGATTTGCAATTCTGCCATCTGCATATCGTTAAAGTTCTCAGGATCGTCTTTTACCCATTGTTCCAACGGTACGCCAATAACTTCAGCGTTGTTGTTTTGCATCTGAAAGTGCAACCATTGGCGAGGAAAACGTCTTTTGTGATCTTCCCGAACGGGTTGGTCAACAATGTTCGTTTTATCGCCTGGCACGGTAATTCTAACAAACGGCTTTTCTTTATACGGTTCTTTGTCGTAAACGTAAAATTCAACGTGCAAATGGTTGTCTGCGCTGTGAATATCGCTGTCTAAAGCCAATTTATGCCCCTGTTAATGTTACCCATGTAGTTGCGGAAGTTGCTTTTATCAACATTGTTTTAGCGTTTGCAAGCGTAACACTTGACGCAGCTGCGTTCATTGTAGTACTTGTATTGAAAGGATAGACGGTAATTGTCTGACCCGAATCATTACGAATAATCATTTCAGCGCCAGTTTCGCAAGGTGGCAACTTAACGCCAGTCGATGCTGCTGAAGTCGTGATCGTGTTGTTTGACACGTTTAGCTGCAAAGCATCTGCTGCGGTTGTGCCAGTAGCGACTAGGCCGACAGCGCCTTCGCCACAGATTACTTGTGCAGTTAACGATGAATTGCCTGCGCCCATAATTCTAGATGGAAATGCCATGATAATCCTTAAAGTTTAGTTACTCATCGCTTTTGCCATTTCGTGCAAAAGTCCATCGCCACATACTTCAATCGTAACATCACCAAAGCCTGCTACGACATTCTGAAAATCTGTCACCTGTTGTGCCATCCACGGCGCACACTTGTACGTCACATCATTAATCATAGCGTCAATTACACGTTCTGCGTCATTACTTTCTTGTTTGTACGCATGGTGTTCGCCATTTCGATAGCTTGAATCCATGCCAAACATAAAGATACGCTGAAACCCTTGCAACTTAGCCAATATCAACGACAAGATGCCAACAGTTGTAAACCCGCCCATCAAATGAACTGGTCGAGCCTTTTCATGCTCAAGCAACTCATAAACGCCAGGCGTATTAGCGTGTACTAACACCACTTTGTAACCTTCCAACGCATCAAATACTGCATCGTCGCATTGGCTAGTGATGTAAAACGTAGTCGATTGCTGTGGATTCTGAACAAATCTCACATTCTCTGGTCGAGCGTCAAGCATTACCATTACGTCAGGGATAATGCCTTGGCTTTGCAAATGATCGTAAGAACCGTTCATTGCCCATACTTTTGCGCCGTTTTGATGACGGGCTTTTAATTGGTCAATCGTGTCAACCAAACTTGGCCCACCACCAACAAGACAGACGCTGCCTTGGGGTGACTCGTCAAAATCAAACCAGGGCAGCGACCTTTTTACGGATCGCTGCACATTGCCCAACAAAACGTCAGGCTCTGTGTTCCCTACAACATCAAGTACAGCTTCAATCATTTAGGTGATTTGTGACTGGAGATGTGGACGGTTGATTGTCACGGTAATCGTTGAAGTCGTAGATGTGACGGTTGTCAGGTTGGCTGAACGAGCAGCAACAACTTGCAGACCGGCAGATGCCAAGACTTTCACACGACCAGCTGTAGCCGACAAGAACAGAGTGACGTTAGGTGCAACGGTCACAGCAGTTTTCTTGATGACTGCATTACCAGCGATTTGATACCAACCGTATAGACCCGCTGTGCAAGCCGACATAGCGACTGCAACTGGCACGTCTTGAACGGCGGTGTTGACAACCAAAGTTGTTTGGTAAGTTGTAGCGTTGTAGCGCACAACAGAACCAACAACAGTCGATGCCACGCCTAACAGCAGGATGAACTCACCCTCGCCGTAAACTGGATCAAATGCACGAACGATAGTACCGAGAACAGCTGGGGGCGTTGGGATAGTCGTGCCGCCTGCTGTAACAACACCAGAGTCCGTTTGGTCGATATTTAAAACCCCAATCCGAGGTTCGTCGAATGTATATGCCATGATGGTTTCCTTTAAGCGATCAGAACGCCGCAGAATTGCGGGCCTGAAGATGTGAGGTTGCCGGCAAAACCGATGAGCTTGACGATAGCGTCTTGGTTAACAGCTTGACGTTCGCCGCCGATTGGCACGAAATTACGATCAGCGTGTGGACGGAACATAATGTACTTAGTGTTCAAGAACCACATATGATTGGCAGTTGCATCGTTACCGATACCACCGTCCAAGATCACATCTGATGCCATACCAGCGCCGTAGTATTTCAACGATGCAAAGCCTGCGCCAACTGACGAATTGCCACCGTCAGAGATGCGTTGGATTGACTGCAACGACTGCAAATACAGCTTGTAATAGTTGTTGTCGCAAACGATCAGATCAGGTTTGTCAGTTCCACGAATCAACTGAACAGCAAGAGCATCCATGTACGATTGAATGTTTGATGCTGAAGTAGCCGAGCCGCCATCAGTTACGCCTGAAAATTTAGACGAACGCCAGAACGAAAAAGAAGCACGATTGATTCCACCGTACGTTCCTACCGACGGAGCGTCGGGCACAGCCAATCCGAGTCCGGTCAGATTTTTTCCTGCGTTCCCTGTACCATCAAGGTAAATGTCACCGGAAATACGGTTAGCCAATTGTGCTTCGGCAACTGCCATACGACCATCTAGTAAGTCGATGATTGCTTCTTTGCCGCTGTTCTGAATCATTTCCAAGCCGCTGATTGAAATTGCAGCAGCATACTGGGTGATCGAAAACTGGGCAGCAGAAATTGGGCTGTTTTGACTCACGTTCAAGACTTCATAACCCGAATATGAGTTAGTGTTGTCCGTTGCGCTGTCGTTATACATGATCTCTTGCAAAATCACGTTACCGCCAGAAAACGTCTTTACGTTGCCACGTTCTTTCAAACGGCGCAATAAAGCGTTGTTATTTGTTACGTTATCGGCTAATTCACCAGTGCGGCTTTGAATGTTAGTCGCAATGATGTCCGAAATTGAGCTATTGGCAAATGCCATAGTAATCTCCAATTAGGTTATCAAAAACGCTCATTAAGATTGTCAAACTGTTCCATCAATAATGAACGCCTATCTTGCGCTTTGGTACTCGTCGCCGCCCCTGGTGTGGAACTTTTAACGCTGACCGCTGCCGCCCGAGCCGCTTTCGCTGCCCTGTTCGATTGTTCCCGTTTCGCTGCATCTGCTTGACCCTGTGAGGCTTGCTGATGTTTTGTAAACAGGTCGTTATCTAGGCGTATTGCCTTTTGGTACGCATCATCCAAGTCCTTCGCCACGCCGCTGTTAAGCAGTTGGATCATTGTCGGACGAGCTTCCTCAAAATACTCTGCTTTTGATTGAAACTGGTTAATTTCGCTCAAAAGTGCTTCATTCTGTGCATTTTCCTGCTGTTGCTTCCAATTTAACACCTCGCCACGAACTTGTGCAAGCTCGTTTTGAATAGCGTAAAAGTTAGGATCAGTCGGCTGAACTTGCACATCGCTCATGTTGATGCCGTACTGCTGGGCTAACTGGGCAAAATATGCTTGTTTCTGTTGTGGCGATCCGTGGCGTAAGACGTTATCAGCCTCCATCAAGGCTTTGACCGCCTGTGGTGCTTCAATGCCTAAACCACGGATGTTGTTCATGTACGGCTCAATGGCCTGCTGCATTTGGTCAGCATATTGAGCTTTAGTAAGCAAAGGCTGAACCCCTGCTCTCATTTCTTCTTCACGTTTCCAAGCGTATTCTTTTAGCTTTGGGTCAGCGGTTGTCCAGGCTTCGTGATAATCCTTTTTCCACGATGCTGGTGGTCTTTCCCAAACTGGTGGCTCTGCCGGTGGCTCAAGATTGGGTTGTTCCTGCGTCCTTACTGCCTCGACTGGTGCTTCATTCTGAACCTCATCGAACTGCTGTGACAGTAATTCTCGACGATCTGGCTGTTCAGTATTTTCCAATTGCATACCCCTTTAGGTAAATTTACGGCGTAGTTGTGAAAGAACTTGATTTGCCTGTTTGTGCGTCATGTTCGCCAGTTGCTGCCGCATGACTTCCCTGCGTGTGTCAACAGGCGGTGGCAACTTGGTTTCCATCTTCTCATTGCCTACTTCAAAGCAATTATGTTGACGCAAGTGTTCCCGATGTATTGACCGGCTCGTAATCATTGACCCGTCAATCATGGATTTGTAGGGTTGAATGTCTGGCATGACCATTGGGCCAAGGCTCTCGTAATGCTCTTTTGAGCCTTTCTCAACCAGTTCGCCATTAACGTATATGTAAGTTTTTTTCATAACAGAGCTATAACGTCCTCATCATCCATTTCTATGTGTTCGTTGTAAATCCGGTTTACCCGATCTAAATCAGCCAACATCGCATCGTAATTGATTACCGCTGGCGCTTGGGCTGTAGCCTCAATGACAAACGGTTCTGCAATTTCCTTTGCAATCCTTGGTTTACCCTCTACTATTTGCTCAAATAACGCTAAAACCTCATCTCGCCTTGCTTTTGCCTTTGCTGCCTCTGCCTTTCGGTGTTCTTCTTCCTTTTTCTTGCGATCAACGCCATCGTGGGTGTCAACGTCAATTAGGACGGGTACATAGTCCCATGTGGCATCGTCCCACGTTCCGGTGTCCCAATACCCGTTCATGCAAGCTCAACCCCTGCGGCTCTCCCGTCTGCGCCACGGATAATCTTCTTAGGCGCTGCGATAACAGTCATCACGCCGTTAATTTTATCCATTGCGTTGTTGTGCATATTGTTCATGTTTTCGTGCATCTGCACCATGCGGTTCATGGCTTGCGTCACATTGTCACCCAGTTCGGCAGCAATCTTGGTGCTTGCAGCCTCTTGCGCCTCCAGTAACGGCAAGTCTAAGCCTGGGTTCGCCCCAATCCTAGCCACCAT